AAAAGCAAATTGAGTCCGCTTCTAAGACTAATCTTGAAGAAGTGAAGATGAGGTTATTCTCCGACTTCATTCAAAGATTATAGTTTTATAAATAAACATGATAATAACTTACATTAAAAGGAGATTAATCTCATGCTAAAGAAGTTTTCAGAGCAAGTAGCCGAGGAAAAAGAAATCGTAACAACCGCGGAAGAACTTGAAGAAGTTCAGGTCGCAGAAGAAACTGTTTCCGAATCCAAGAAGGCAGTAAAAGAGACCAAGGTTAAAGAAGAGGACGAAGTTCCTGCTGACGAAACCGAGGGCGAAGACGAAGAGCAAATGTCTGAAGCAAAAGTCAAAGAAGAAGAAGGCGAAGAAATGTCTGACGATTCTGATGACGAAGAAGAAGACGAAGAAGACGAAGAAGAAATGGATGAGACAGTCGATATGACTAAATCTGAAATTCTTGCCGCTTCTTACAAGATGCTCAAGACAATGAAAAAAGAAGAACTACGCAAAGGCTTCAAAACCCTTAAGGCTGAATTCGATGTTGTTGCCGATGGCGACAAAGACGCCGAAGAAACTGCTAAGGTTGCTGAATCCGTTGTTGATATCGAAGTTGATGTTAAAGAAGATGTAGATGCACTTCTTTCAACAGACGCCGAACTATCAGAAGAGTTCAAAGCCAAAGCGGCAACTATTTTCGAAGCCGCAGTTCAAGCAAAAGTCGCTGACAAGGTTGGACAAATCGAAGAGCAAGTCAAGGCTGATTTCGAAGTCAAACTTGAGGAAGCCCGTGTAGAGTTGAGCGAAAAAGTTGATTCATATCTAAACTACGTTGTAGAAGAGTGGGTCAAAGAGAACGCCATCGCTATCGAAAAAGGCATCCGCACAGAGATTGCAGAAGAATTTATGACAGGTCTACGCAACCTATTCGTAGAGAACTACATTGACGTTCCAGACGAAAAAGTTGACCTGCTCGACCAGATTGCAGAAGAGAAAGAAACTCTTGAAGCAAAACTCAATGAGCAACTACAAACTGCCGTTGAGATGAAGAAAGAACTAGATGCATTCAAAGCAGAGAAAGCACTACAAGAAGTTTGCGAGGGTCTTGCTGACACTCAACAAGCAAAACTAAAGTCTCTTGCTGAAGGCGTTGAGTTCGAAACACTTGACCAGTACCGTGAGAAGTTAGAAACTATCAAGGAATCTTATTTCCCTAAAGTAAGGGCGACTGGCGCAGAGAAGGAAGAAGGTGTTGCAGACAACATCGCTAAAACCGAAAACCTTTCTGAGGCAATGTCTGTATATGCCAAGGCACTTTCAGGCATGAAGAAGTAATGTAATATAAATAATCATATGGATTATTACATTGTGAATCATGCTAATATATTTACAGTTCGTAACTGATTTAACTAACTAAGGAGATAAGATATGTATCTTTCAGAACAATCCCAAAAGAAGTGGGAACCAATCCTTGAGCATAAAGACGCTCCAGCGATTACCGACCCATACAAGAAGGCTGTTACCGCAGTTCTTCTAGAGAACCAAGAAAAGGCTATCCGTGAGCAACGTGAACAGATGGGTCTATTCGAAGCAGGTCCTCTAAACCAAACTGGCAATGTTTCAAACTTTGACCCAGTTCTAATCTCATTGGTCCGTCGTGCTATGCCACAACTCATTGCTTATGATGTTGCTGGTGTTCAGCCAATGACTGCTCCAACAGGTTTGATTTTCGCAATGCGTGCCAAAGACGGCGCAGGTTCAGAAGTATTCTACAACGAGGCTGACACAGACTTCTCTGGTGCTGGCACTCATGCTTCTACTGTTGGTCCAATGGACGCAGACCCAGACACTAACGGCTTCACAACTGGTACTGGTATGACTACTGGTGCTGGCGAAGCACTAGGTGCTTCAGGTGGCGGCACATTCAACGAAATGCAATTCTCAGTAGAGAAGATTTCTGTTGAAGCCAAAACCCGTGCGCTAAAAGCAGAATACACCGTTGAACTTGCACAAGACTTGAAAGCAGTTCACGGTCTAGACGCTGAAACCGAACTAGCAAACATTCTAAGCGGTGAAATCCTTGCTGAAATCAACCGTGAAGTAATGAGAACAATCTACCGTTCTGCTAAACTCGGTGCAACTGCTGGTGCCTTTGACGTTTCTGCTGATGCAGATGGTCGTTGGTCAATTGAGCGTTACAAAGGCTTGATGTTCCAAATCGAACGTGAAGCAAACACAATCGCCCGTGAAACACGCCGTGGTAAAGGTAACTTCATCATCTGTTCTTCAGATGTTGCTTCTGCCCTAGCCGCCGCTGGTATCATGGACTACGCTCCTGCCATGTCAACAAACCTAAACGTAGACACAACTGGCAACACCTTCGCTGGTGTTCTAAACGGTCGCACCCGTGTATATGTTGACCCATATACTTCAAGCGATTTCGTAGTTGTCGGCTACAAGGGTGATAGCGCATATGACGCTGGTATCTTCTACTGCCCATACGTTCCACTACAGATGGTTCGTGCAGTTGGTGAGAACACATTCCAGCCAAAGATTGCGTTCAAGACCCGCTACGGTATGGTTGCTAACCCATTTGCTGGTGGTGCTGAAGCCAACCACTACTACGTTGTTGGTTATAAGGGTTCTTCACCTTATGACG